CCAGCGGCGCTCGCGCCACGTTCGGCATGGCGAGTACAGGAAGTCTTCCCAGAACACGTGGTCAATCATGACCTCCTGCCGGCTGACCTCCTCATAGGTGGCGGCAGCCTGCGTTTCCTCACCCGTGACGGGGTCGATCTGTGCTTCGAGGGTCTTCTCCTCGGTGTCGGTCTCCAGACGCAGCCACGCGCAGCCCATGCCCGGTACGAGGCGGTCTTCGATGGCATCCCGCATGACCTGACCGAAGTTGCACTCCGGCTCGTCGATGTCCTGCATGATTGCGTTCTGCAGCATCAGGCTGGCGACCCGGGCCGGATCGTCGTTGGCCTGACCGAAGCGGCGGGCGACCGTCACCTTGGGCAGTTTGGCGTAAAGGCTGGACTTCATGATCTCGACGTTGGTCGTGAAGATGTTGAACTTCCGCTCGCTGCCATCCACGGAGTCCCGCTCGTCCTTGTAGCGGCGGACGGTGGTGCGTCCGCGCTTCTGGAAGTTTTGAAACTCCTTCTCCGCCATCGTGATCTCGTCCTTCCACCGGCTGTACTTCGACTCCGGTGTCTTGTCGGTTTCCTCAACCGACTTGATCTTGCTGGCTACAGTGTAAGCGTCGTGGCTCATTTCACATCCTTGTTGATTGTTGGGGCATATCATCCCACAGATCATTCAAACTGTAGCCCTGTTTGACCGGAGGTGCAACGGTGGCGCGTGGGGGCGCGATGGCGCTCATCCGGCGACCAAGTAGTCCCAGGGCGTCGATGCCGTCGTCCACGCCGCTGCCGACACCGTTCGGGAACATCAGCAGTTCCTCGGTCAGCCAGCGGGCGAATGGTGCATCGGCAGGGTAGAAGATTTTCCGGCGCTTGAACTGACCGCAGAGTGGGGCTGCCCGAGTCTCCTTGTCCTGACCACGCATCGGCAGCATCTTCCACGGGACATGCACCCGCAACTGCTGCGCCTTGGTGCTGACCAGGTGGATCATCACCTTCGCCATGTTGTCGTCGTCAATCAGCCACTCGCGGGGGGCGTAGGTTTCGCAGTAGGAGACGATACGGGTGGCTGTCCGTTCAGGGTCAACACGTTTGCGGTCAGCTTCAAGAATGTCCCAGTTTCCGTCTGGGTCAATTGCCACAATGAAGTGTACCGTGTAGTCCCCTGTATTGACCGACAGAGCCAAGTCTGTAAGACCATAGATCGGTGTCTCCCCAGAGATGACCGGCGACGGTCTGTGACGGATGTCATCGACGGTGATCCAGCTACCCGTGTCGGACGGCGGTTCCTGCTGGTACATCGTCTTCCAAGTGAACTCGTCCTTCGAGAGGTCGACGACCATCTCGGGCGTGTACCACTCCGGCCACAGGCGCTCACCCGGTGCGCGACCCAGCGGGTCATTCTCGCCGGCCAGCATCGGCAGCACGATCGTTCGCAGGCGACGTGTGGGGTTCTTGGCGAACTCCTTCATCATGTACCCGGCCATGTCGTAGGCTGCGGTGCGCTGGCAGATGGTGATGATCTTGGCTGACGGCTTCAGGCGGCTCTTCAGGTCGAACTTGAACCAGTTGTGAATCTTCTCCAACTGCGTCGCGCTCTGCGCCTGCTCCCAGCCAGCCACAGGGTCATCGAGGATCGCAAGGTCGGCTCGGAAGCCAAGGATGGACATCCCCACACCCGCAGCGAGGAACTCCCCGTTCTTGCTGGTTGACCACTTGCTGACCGCCGTACTGTCACGGGAGAGTGTGCTGTGCTCGAACACCCGTGTGTGCTCCGGGGACGCCACCGTATCCCGCACGCGACGTGACCACTTCTCGGCCAGCGTCGCGGTGTGGCTGGCGAGGATCACGTTGTTGTCCGGGAAATGTCCGAGGAACCACGCCGGCAGACAGTGCGACGCGTAGGTGCTCTTCGCTCCTCCTGGTGGGATGCAGATCACGCAGTCATCCCACTCGTCGTTCAGTATCCCCCGCTCCAGTTCGTCGCAGATGTACCGATGGTGCAGCGCGGGGGTGACGCCCACCACGCGCTGCGCGTAGTCGGCCAGGTGCTGCTCAGCGTCCGCCCGTCGCGCTATCTCCTCGACGAGCATCTGCTCCAGTGCGGTAAGCGGGGCGTTCATTTCCACGCTACCTCAATATGGTCGTACAACCAGATCGCAATTTCAATCAACTTCCACAGTGCTAACGGAACCGCCACCACAAGCAGTACGATGATCATCGTGATCAGTGCCTGAATCGCATCACCAAGGTCGTTCATAGTACCTTCGGCTCCGTAATCTGTTTACGTGGAAGTCTCTCAGCATTTTCATCAACAATGATCTTCACGCCAAGGAACGATGTTTTGGGTGTGTCCGAGGGGAACCGCACAAGTTGCTTACGCAGTTCCTCCCAATCATCAGGATGAATGCGGAAATCACTTGGTATAGACATCCCCTGCTTCCTGAAATGTTCCGGTGCCTTTACCAAGTCGTGGATATGGATCATTTTGCCTCGTCCAGTGGGTCATCGGGCGTTACGTCGATTGTATCGTCGCGCTCCGCGTTCCGTGCGAACACCCGCGCAGCCATCGCCTTCAGCTCGGGGAGTGAGAGCTTCGCCAGGTCGTCCGCGCTGATGTTCGCATTGAGCGACGTACTGTCTATCTGGATGCGCTTGCTGTCCCCGTAGCGCTGCGGCGACCACTTCTCCATCAGGTACGTCCTGCTCTTCATCCTGAGTGCGCTGCGCTGCACGTCCTCCATGACTGGCTCGTTGTCCAGGTCAAGCGCATCAGCTATCGCAGTCAGTTCATGCGCCATCGCTTCAGCAGCGATGCTGCACGCCTCCTCGTACCTTTGCTTACGGGTTGGGTCGCGATTGATCCAGAACAGGAACCTGCCCAGTTGGATTCCACGGGGGTCGTTCCTGATGATGGTCTGTAGCGGCGTACCCCCCATGATGCGCTCAAGGGATGACTCGAACAGGTTGGCGTAGGTGGCGTGCTTGAGGAGGTGTGTCTGACGCGGTACAGGGTCGTCCGGACAGGGCTGCTGCGGATCACGCATCCAGTGGGGGAGGGGATCAGGCACGTCCAGTTGTGTGACAGACGCGCCGGGAATGGCCGATTGGGTTTCCATAATGAGGCTTATACCGTAGGGCGATGATTGTTGCAAGGGTGAGATAAGCTGAAAGAATGTTTGATTGTATAAGTCAGAAAATTTTATGAGATTTTCTGGGGTCAGGGTAGGCAAACTTCGACGGGGTGGCACCGCGATGACCCGGGGGTACCTGGGATTCTCCAGCAGCACATAACCAAGCCCTTATATTCTAGCATCATACACACGAACATCACGCAGGTAATGACATCATCATATGCTCACTTCTACGCGCCCAGGTTGGCAACTCCTTATATAGTTTGGCGCATCTGTCACATGATGCCTGCCGCAAGCAAGCATTTATTGACTTTAGCCTGGCGACAGTCAGTCTTTCATTGACTTTCATGAATGTTTGACGAGCGCATTGTTTTGGCGCTTCTGTCACGTTTAGATGTTTTCTCGTGTGTCATCCAGTGTGTTATGTTCCATTTGTTACTCTCGCAGGAATAGACTTTGTTTTTAATATATATAAAGTGTGCAAAACTTTATAAACTTTTGCACACTCTCTACTCCCAAAAACGGAGTCCAATTTTTTCCGTGTTTTGGCGCATAACGAACTACTTGACACAATCCAAGCAAAGGTGCATCATTGACACACCTTAACTCACTGGATGAACGACATGACTCGACGATGGGATTCTTTCACGGTAATTGCAGAAGCAAGCAAATACGAAACACGCTCCCAATTCCGCAAGGCAGACTCATACGCTTACACAATGGCTGTGAAGCTTGGTATGCTAGATAGTCTCTTCCCACGAACTAACACACTGGCTTCAGCAATCGCCCTGGCAGTCGAAACTAACGACCGCGTAGCATTCCGCAAGCGCTACCCTGCTGCTGCGCGTATGCTGCATCGCAATGGCTATCGCAATGATGGAACGAAACCGGATGAAAGATGCAGCTTTGGATGTCGTGGAATCTGTAAAGGATTGTGTGGAAATAGTTGTTGACATCGTTCAAACAATCTATTATTCTGTAGTTGTTGCATCTGACCTTTTTACCTTTGGAGAATGAAATGAAAACAACTGTTGACGAATTTGCTTTCCTCGAAGCTTTCCGCGCATATGCTCTCTTCGACCAGTTCGGCGCTACGGCGCTACGCTCGCTCTTCGCCTACCTTGAAGACCTGGAGAGCGACATTGGCGAAGAACTTGAACTGGACGTGGTTGCGCTGTGCTGTGACTACTCTGTCGATACCGTGGAGGAGATTGCCGAAGCGTACAGAATCGACATTGCCGGACTGGATGAAGAAGAGGCACGCGGCGCTGTGCTCGACTACTTGAATGACAACACGACTGTAGTCGACGATGACTGCGATAGTTCGATCCTGTACGTATCGGCTTTCTGAGGAGATAAACATGACTTCCTACCTGCACACACGCTCAACCCGTAACGACTGTTTTCTTACCCGTGAGGTCGAGACTCGTCAAAAACCCTTATGGTGGCAAGAACAAGGTCTCTCGTTCACTGCCAGCGGCTATGGCTCACGCATTCCGACCACTTGGCAGATCAAAGTCGACGGACGTTGGAGACGCGTCTACTGCCGGATTTACTCGAATAGCGGAACGCTGTTTATCGGCAAGCGATATGACCACACGAATACCGTACAAATTGGAGAATGATGATGTCGACTACTGAAATCAGAATGTTTCGCGCTCACGCTAACGGCGGTTTCGCTTGTTCCATGGAAACCCCGCAACAGGCGGCCATTAAGTTTTTCGAAACTTTCCCCACTAAACGTAAATGTGATGTCATTGAAGGATGGGTAGACACCTTGGGATTCTTTACCGTCAAGTTCGGCAAACCCTGGCCGAAGTCGTGGAAAGCCATCACAAAGAAAACCGCCTGCAGTTTGCCCGATAACAACACTGGAGAATGAACATGTCTACACTTGGATCGAACGCTACGCTGTCCGAACGCCTGCGCTATGGCGAGACGATTTCCCGTGAAGAACTCGCCGACGCACTGGAACGGTTCGAAGCTACGCTGGCAGTACTGGACAACGTCAACCTGACCACGGATAACCCCGTGGTGCTCTCAAACGAACTGGATGCACTACAGGATGCTTCCTGCGCCTGTAACGACGAGGAGCATTCGGACTATTCCGATCTTAAGGAATTCTTCGACGATTGTGTTTTCGCGCTCAATTCCCGCTGGCCGGCTGCTGAAGTACATGACCTTAACCTTCGTGCAGTTATCACCGAAGCCATTGCCCGTGGTGATGTGAAGGAGGACGAATAATGTCTCCCCTTCTCTACTCTGCTCATCACATCCGCCGCCGTGGTCATGGTTCGATTCGCTTCTTCCTGCTGGGTGTAGTCCTGGGAACTATCATCGTCATGAGCATCTGACATGGACACGATGTTGACTATCCTCATTGGTGGGTTCTTCGTTTGGCTCACCGTTATCGCCTGGGCGGTGCACCCCGCACTGGGTATCGTCACTGGCCTGATTCTCTTCCTGGGATAAACCATGTACCTGATACTCAACCTGCTGCTTAACATCCTGTTGCCGCGCAAGACTCGACGGTAACCTTCAAACCAACAAAAACGGCGCATTGTGCGCCGTTTTCTGTTTACCCTTGCCTACCCTTCAGGCTGCACCGCGAGCCAAATAGCGAGCGTCTCCGGTGGTATCCCTGCCGATACTTTCAGCGTGCTCGCGCATCTTGTCCTTTATCTCCTGCTTAACGCTGATGATACGCTGGCGCTGATGTTTAAATTGCTCAACCAGGTTGGGATTGATTGCCCAGACGGTCGACTTGCGATTGTCCTCGACCACTGCCACCCACTGGCGGCCTTCAAGCTCTGCCATCACATCACGCACAAGCTGATCCAGGTCAAGCGGACGCATATCTCCCCACTGGCGGCGACCACTGCGTTTGATATCGGACAACGATACCGTTCCTTCATTGGCGATCTGAAGGATGTGGGCAGTTATCCAGTACTCGTGAGACTCTTCGGTTAGTCCACCGATATCTGAATAGCAGTAGCGGAAGCTGGGGATGATGAATCCTCGTACTAGGGAAATCACCCGGTGCATGATGTCGGCGCTGACTTGTGGATTGTCGCGGTCCTCGATCATGTGCAGCACAAGGGCAAGGCGTCCGGTCAAACCTTCCAGCTTGCCGAAGGCAGTCATGAACTCCACGGGCGAGCGTATAAGCCGCTCGTCGTGCTTGCTAGTCTCGTACCACTGCTGGAACTCGCGGAACGCACTGTAAGCCGATTCTGATAGCGTGTAGTGGCGTTCGCCCGCAGCATGTATCTGCCGGATCAGATGATCCCATGTCGGCTTGCAGGACGACCATGCTGGAACGGGATTGCCGAGGCGTGTCTTCGAGGGACGCAAAGTCATCGGAATGAACCGCTGCACAAAGCCATCGCTGGACAGGCTGGGCAGCACGCGCTTGAAGACCTGCGGCTGCACATTGCAGTAGAAGGATACCGCCAGATTCTCGGCGACGATGCTGCCGGTGCCAACCCGGTCCATGAAGTAGCGGTCGGACTCATAGCTCACCACCCATGCCGAGCGGTCATCGCCACTGGTCGGATTGGTCAGCTTGTTGAAGAACCCGTTGGCCTCGTCGAGGTAACACAAGACGCCTTCAGGACGCTCGGCGGCAATGCGTACCATCTTCTGGGACGTACTGTCGCTGATGACCATTCGCTTGGGGACCGGCTGGGGACGTAGCACGGGAAGCGTGGCAAGACCTTCGAGCGGATCACCGCCCAGCGAGCCAAGCATGTGCTCGCCACCGCCTGCCTGGGTGAGGAATGCCTTCTTGGTCGAGGCGAACATTGCCTCCTCGGCTTCCCAGCGCTGCATGTCCATCTGATAACGCACGCGATCATCACGCTCGATGTCGGCCAGGATGCTGAACATGGGTTTGCTGCCGGGTGACTTCTTGTCTGCTGGGCTGCCAATGGTCATGAACCATAGGACTGGTGGCACCTTGTAGCCATTGGTCAGTTCAAGGCGTGACCGTGCGTCAATGGCCGAGCAGGCAGCGGCCAGACCGGCGGAGATGCAGACCATCTCATCGCAACCAACGGCGTTGGACACCTCCAGCGCATAGTCGCGCAGCACTGCCGGGAAGACGTTGATGTTTGCCCCCGGAGGACTGACGATCATACCGGACAGCAGGTCAGACATACCCTCCAGGGGCGTGTTGAAAAGCGTGGTTACGTCAATGGGCTTGCTGACCCAGCCGTGCTCTTTCGCCAGTGCGAACATCGAGGCAATCGTGATCCCATCCTGTTTGCCGGTGCTGAAGCTGCGCCAGCGGGTACTGAGTGTAGAGTCACCGCACCACTTCTCGGGAGAGGTCATGCTCCACTCGCGAGCGAGGGCATATGCGTCGGCGTGCTGGGTGCTGTGCAGAGCCATCAGGCACGTCAGCCAATCACTGTGACAGCATGAAGCCGGGACGGTGAAGAGGGCAGAGCGCACCTCGTCCCAGTCGACGTCGGTGCGGGGTTCGCTGGGTGTGTGGTCGCGCTTCTCGTTGAGCAGCATCGACCAGATACCGAGCAGGGCAGTAGGCACGTCCGGCAGACGTTCCCACGATCCAGCGCCGATCCACGAATAGTTCTTGCCGCTAGTTGGATGGCGGGACGGCGGGAGGACATCTTGCATCGACGCGCCGTCACTGCTGGCGCATCTCAGTTCGAAGATCGTCCTCTTATTGGCTGTCACCTTCTTGGTCGGCATTGCGCCGACGAACGGTGGCAGATTGAAGAGCAGTTTGGCATGGCCGGGATTGCCTGAGTCAATTCCGACCGCGTCTGCCGCATCGAACCATGCGCGGATGTCGATGTTGCGCTCGGCGAACCACTGGCGGGTGGCATCGAGGTCATCAACGTCGAAACTCATTGTGCCAGAGAGCGCATGGAGCAGGCCGACACCCCAGCCAGCAGGCAGATCACTGGCAGATTTCAGGGCGTTTTCGGGAAGGTTCCAGCCATTTTCAGTCGGGCCTTTCGTGTTGGGAGCAATCGCGCAGAGTCGCCAACCTGCTGCGAGATATGAATCGGGAAATGAGGGATGGACGGCCACGGTTGTGATCGCGGCCATTTCACGCAGCCTTCTGTTGTTCTACTTCCCTTTGCTCGGCGATGAACTTCTCGACGATGACCGCCAGTTGCGCCGACAGGCTGCGCTTCTCGCGGTTGGCGATCTCGGAAAGCTGCTCGGCTACGTCATCTTCGACCCGCGTGGTGATTTGAACTTGCATGATGTTCTCCTTTGTGAAAGTGCCTGCACTATAACACAAAGAAACTTTTTTCACAAGATTGTTAAAAAGTGCTTGACTCGTGTTTTAGTTTCTGGCATAGTGTGAGTCATGGAAACGAGACAACGGTTCCACGCTGCGTCAGGGAGTCCCCTGAACTTCTACTAAATTAAACCACGGAGTTGCAAAATGAAACACTTTTATCTGTCCCCCGAATCTTTCATGACCCAAGACGAGATGTCCTCATTCGACGCTTGGGAGGTGCTGATCTAACTGGCCTCGGGCCAGATTGCAGTGCAGGGTATGGCAGAGCACCGTAATGTAGTGCACCGCAATGCAAAGAACCGCGTCAAGGGGATTGGCAACAGTCTCCTTTTCGAGTCTCTTTGGGGATTCAACGGCATCGCATCGCAACGCACTGCACCTCAGTGCACTGCAGCGCAAGGCATAGCATTACAAGGCAAAGAACCGCGTTCAGCATCTTCCAACGAGGGTGTTGTTCGAGTCTCTTTGACTCAAAACTGAATCGGGAATCCTCCCGGACTTTTATGGAGAAATGAAATGGCAATCCAGCAAGCACGCGTCACCATCACCGGCATCGGCCCGCTGTTGCAGAACAACCCGCAGACGGTCGACCCGTTCAACCGCTACACCAAGATGAAAAAGCCGCTGACCAGCAAGAAGGCCAAGACCGAAGAAGACCTGCTCGAACTCGGCAACCTGGACACCGAATCCAAGCTGTTCTTCGACGCGCAGATCGGCGTCTATGTCCCGACGCGCTGGCTGACCGAGCAGATCGTCACCAGTGCCTTCGGCATCATCAAGGTGGGCAAAGACAAAATGCGCGGCGGCATCTTCGCAATGGAAGACAAGGCGAAGTTGACCTATGATGGGATGAACAAGGTCAAGGTCATCAGCGATATCGTCTATGATTCGCAGTTCCGTCACCGCATGATTTTGCCGCAGCAGAATATCCGCATCGCCAAGGATTTCCCGATTTTCAACAACTGGTCATTCTCGACCGTGTTGGAGTTCGACGATACCGTGGTCGATATGACCGGCCTGACCAACATCCTGAAGCGCAGCGCCATGTACGTCGGCTTCGGCGACTTCCGCCCGACGTTCGGTCGCGCAAAAGCGGAGGTGTCCAGTGTCGAATAAAGATGGGCGTGGTCTGCTGGAGTGCCTGGAGGGCGAAAACCTTCTCGATTACAATACCTTCATTTCCGCCGAAACCGTGCGGGAATATCTGGGGCTGGAATACCCCGAGGTAGGAACCAAAAAGGAATTCGACCAGTTGGCACTGGCAGAGATGGCTGCAGTCGATTATGTTCGCAACGTGCTGCTTGGTCGCGGGATGTACATTCGCGGGGTGGCGGGAGGGTATCGCATCCTGACCATCGGGGAGAACCTGGAGCAAGTCGAACTGTACATGTCCAGTGCCGACCGCAAGATCGTGCGCGGCCTGAAGTTGATGAGGAATACACCACGGGAGGCAGGAACCTACCCGGATCATCAGGAAGTACGGGCTGAACTGAAGCGCGAGAATATCCGCGCTCACAGGCAGCGTCACAAGGATCAACCTAGTCTCTGACTAGACTGCAACGCAGGGTACGGCACCGCACTGCACTGTATGGCAGAGCACGGTAGAGCATAGCAAAGAACCGCGTTCAGCATCTTCCATGAGGGTGCTGTTCGAGTCTCTTTGGGGATTCAATTGCAAGGCAAGGTATGGCAGCGCATTGTAGGGCACCGCAGCGCAGCGCAAAGAAACGCGTCTTGCCGATTGGCAACAGTCGGCAATTCGAGTCTCTTTGGGGATTCAAAGGCAAAGCACGGCAGAGCAAGACAGGGTAGGGCAAGGCATTGCAATTCAAAGAAACGCGTTCAGCATCTTCTAACGAGGGTGTTGTTCAGGTTGCTTTGAAAGAGTTTGACAATCAAACCTTTTATGTTTATACTGTAGTACATGATTTTTTAACCGTAGTAACCTTTTGATCTGGAGAACCTTTGAAATGAAACTACCCATCATCACCATCATGCTTCTGATTTCGGTCGGCGCTCACGCGCAATCCCACATTCAGACACCCGCCCAGCAGCAACAGGAGTTCGAGCGTCGCGAGTTCATGGACCAGCAACGCCTGCACAACGAGCGGGTCGACAACCACATCCGCAAGCAACAGCAGCAAAACCAGCAGATGCCGTTCGTTGCATCACGTCCCGACATCGGTGGCGCGATCCAGCGTGGTGTCGACCAATATAACCGCAACAAAGGATACTAAAATGAGCATCGAATCTGATCTGCACCACATCGCAATTTCCCTCGCGTCCATCGCCGACTCTTTGAAATATGACCCGAAAGCTGATACGCCTGCCGCCCCTGTCGCGCCGACCGCTCCAGTGGGAAACGCCCAGCCTGCAGTTACCCCGACTGCGCCCGTGACGGCTATTCCGGTGGCACCTGCTGCTCCCGTTCCTGCGTCGGCATCCCCTTCTGACTGCCCGATCACCGACCAAGCATCGCTCGTCGCCTACGTGATGGCAAGCTACAAGGAAATGGGGCCGGTCAAGGGCAACCAAATACAGGGTGTGCTGGCCGCACTGGGCATCGCCAACATCAACGAGGCAAAGCCGGAGCAGTACGTCGCTATCCACGCTGGTGTCGAAGCCTTGAAGGCGCAGTGATGAGCGATCACGCAACCCTGTCCCCCTCGAAGCGGTATCGCTGGGCAGTGTGTCCCGGCAGTATCCGCGAAGAGTCGAAGCTGCCCCCGAAGCCCGGTGGTCCTGCTGCCATTGATGGAACGCATACGCACACCTTGCTGGAGCGGTGTATCAAGAACAAGATGCAACCCGACATACTTGTTGGTCACGAACTGAGCGACCACGAGGGCATCTTCACCGTCGATAAGGCCCGTGCAGAGCGTGTCCAGTTCGCCCTCGACTACATCGCGTCACGCGTCGCCAGCAATCCCGGTGCAGAGGTCATCGCCGAGGAACGTGTTGACCCTGCTTACCTGGTCGGTCGTGACGACATGTCCGGTACGGTCGACGTGCAGATTGTCGGCAGCACCGGCATCGAAATCATCGACTACAAGGATGGTATCAACGCAGTCGAGGCGAAAGACAATCACCAGATGGAGCAGTACGCTCTGGGGATCATCGCCAAGTACATGGCTCAGGGTCGATTCTTCGAAACCATCGCCATGACCATCGTCCAGCCGAAGGCGCGTGAGAAGGGTGGGAAGGGTGTCGACACCCACTACACCACCGTGGCCGAGATGCTGGGCAAGGTGCAGCAGATCAAGGCTGAAGCCGAAGCCACCGATGATCCTGATGCTCCTCTGGTGCCGGGTGACAAGCAGTGCAAATACTGCCCTGCCGCTGGCGGTTGCCGCGCCCGTGCCGACCAGTCGTTTGCATCCCTCGGGGTATCCTTCGACCAGTTGTCGCAGCAGGCTGCCGACAAGCAGCCGACGCAGATGACCGACGAGGAACTGTGTGCCATCATCGAGGCTGCACCACTCATCCGTCAGATGCTGGAGGGTGCCGAAGCCGAAGCTCTGCGCCGCTTCGAGGCAGGCATGCCGGTCGCTGGTCTGAAGCTGGTCAATGGCCGTGGTTCCCGTGCATGGGCATTCCCTGAAGAGGAAATGGCCGACAAGCTGAAGCGTATGGGCATCCCCAAGGATGTTCTGTGGAAGACCAGCCTCATCAGCCCAGCGCAAGCCGAGAAGGCTGTCTGGGAGAAGACCAAGGCTGGTGAGAAGGTGTCGGTGCAGTTGTCGCCGCGCCAGATCAAGACTCTGGAAACGGAGTACATCAAGAAGTCCGCTGGCAAGCTGACTGTCGTCCCCGAGTCGGATTCGCGGCCTGCTGCGAAGACCTTCGAGGTAGCGATGTTCGATGCACCTGTAGCACCTGTTGAAACTTTGCCGTCTTGGCTTGCATGATCCTTCTGGAGAAACTGAAATGACCATCCTTTTGCAAAACGTCCGTGCCTCGTTCCCCCGTATTGTTGAGCCGGAAATCAACAAATCCTTCCCCAACTCCCCGGCGAAGTTCTCGATGAACATCATCGTGCCCAAGGATCATCCGGGTGTGACGGCGTTCATGGCCGAGGTGCAGCAACTCGCACTGGAGAAGTGGAAGGAACACGCCCAGGTCATCCTTGGCATGGCGAACGCAAACAAGAAACTGCGCTGCTATGGTCCGGGCGAAGAGGTGATGAACAGCACCTCGTTCCAAGTCTATCCCGGCTACGAAGGTATGCTGTACTTCTCCGCCGGCTCCGACAAGGACCACCCGCCACAGATCGTGAAGCGTGACGCCAACGGTATCGCCCAGGTTGCTCACGACCTCGAACGTCAGGAGATGGCGAAGCGCATCTACGGTGGCTGCTACGTCAATGTGGCAATCTCCCCGTGGTTGCAGGACAACGCTGGCGGTCGTGCTGTACGTTGCAACCTCCACGCCATCGAGTTCGCTGCCGATGGCGAGCCGCTCGGTGACTCGGCTGGTGGCGTCAATGTCGCCAACCTGTTTGGCAGCATCCCTGCACCTGCTGCGGCTGCACCGACCGCTGCTGTACCGGGTGGAATGTCCTTCCCCGGCCTGCCGTCCTTCCTCTCGTAGTCGTCCTTTTTCCTCCCCTTCGGGGGAGGCTTTTCTTTGAAGGTATGACAAATGAGAATCGTCGCGGATTGCGAAACCTACCCAAACGTATTCACGCTTGCTGCAGAGCACGCCGACTATCCGATCAAGTGGTCGTTTGAGATCAGCCCTTGGAAGGACGACTCCAAGGAATTGCTGAACTGGCTTTACTGGATAGTTGCACAGAAGGGGCAACTTGTCGGGTTCAACTTTTTGAATTTTGATGGGCCGATTCTTCAATACTTCTTGAAGATGCAGGGTCATGCCACTGCTGTCGACCTTTACCAGTTGGCGATGCAAATCATCAATAGTCAGGACGAAGACAAATTTGCAAATCTCATTTATCCGAGTGATAGGTTTTGCACATGGATTTGCTTATGGAAGCTGCATCATTTCGACAACAAGTCGAAGATGACCTCGCTCAAGGCGCTGGAGTTCAACATGCGCCTCGACAGCGTGGAAGACCTTCCCTTCCCCGTGGGCGTGCCGCTACTGCGCGGACAGGTGCCGGTGCTGCGCGAGTACAACGCCCACGACGTGACCGCAACCAAGGCGTTCTACCACGCATCCTTGCCGATGATCGAGTTCCGGGAGCAACTGAGCCAGAAGCACGGCAAGGACTTCCTGAACCACAACGACACCAAGATTGGTGCCGAGATTTTCCAGATGGCGCTGGAGAACAACAACATCCCCTGCTACGCCTATGGGGCGAATGGTCGGCAGCCGCGTCAAACATTGCGTCCGGTGATCCACCTGAAGGAATGCATCCCGAACTGGGTGCGCTTCGACAACCCAGCGTTCAGCCGCATCCACACCCACCTGTGGATGCAGTCGATCACCGAAACCAAGGGTGTCTTCAAAGACCTGACGGCGTTCTGTGGCGGGCTGGAGTTCGTCTTCGGTACCGGCGGCATCCACGCGTCGGTCGAGAACGAAATCTTCATCGCTGACGACCAGATGATGATCCTCGATTTGGACGTGACTTCGATGTACCCCTCGATTGCCATCTCACAAGGGTATTACCCGGAGCACCTTGGTCCGACCTTCGTCAAGGTCTATGACGACCTGCGCCGGCAGCGGCTCCAGTACAAGAAGGGGTCACCCGAGAACGCGATGCTGAAGCTGGCTCTGAACGGAGTCTATGGAAAATCGAACGACAAGTTCAGCATCTTCTATGACCCGAAGTTCACCATGTCCGTCACCCTCACAGGGCAGTTGGCGCTGGCGATGCTGGCCGAGCGACTATCGGGTATCGGTCGCATCATCCAGGCGAACACGGACGGCATCACCATCTCGCTGCACCGGAAATTACGCGGACGGGTACAGGACATCTGCGACCAGTGGGAACAGGAAACCGGCCTGACGCTGGAGGAGGCCGAGTACTCGCGCATGTTCGTCGCCGATGTGAATAGCTACATCGCCGAGTATGTGAAGGGTGGGGTCAAGCGCAAGGGTCGCTACGAGTGGGATGTCGAGTGGCACCAAGACGCATCTGCACTGGTCGTTGCCAAGGTCGCCGAGCAGGTGCTGCTCAAGGGCGTCCCGATCCGCGCCACGGTCGAGAACTGGCCCAGCAGGATGGACTTCATGTGCCGGGTCAAGATCCCGCGCTCCAGCACCCTCTGGGGCAGCGATGGCAGGCAACTGCCGAACATGCTGCGCTACTACGTCGCCAAGGATGGGGTGACCCTGACCAAGATCATGCCGCCACTGGCGAAGAACCCCGGGGTGATGCGCCACTTCGCTGTCGTGAAGGGCTACAAGGTCTGTCCCTGCAACAACATCGCCGATGCCACGATGGACATCGACTTCGACTACTACGTCAATGAGGTGGAGAAACTCTGCCTCGGAATGAAAGGAGACTGAAATGTTCAACCCGCTTGAGAAGGTCATCGAAGAGAAGGTCAACGCCTACGCCAAGGAGCGCGGTGTCGCCGTCTACAAATTCACCAGTCCAGCCCGTGCAGCGGTGCCTGACCGGCTCTACATCAGCGCCAAGGGGTTCATGTGGTTCTGCGAGTTCAAACGCCGTGGAAAGGTGCCTACACCAGCACAGGAGCGAGAACATGAGCGCCTGCGCCTGCGGAACGTGACGGTCTACGTCATCGACAATGTGGAAGATGGGGAGTCGATGGTGGATGCTCATGCTTAAAGGAGAAACACAATGCACACCATGCACATATTCGCCGGAATCGGAGGAGGACTCCTCGCCGACCGGATTCTCGGACATACCCCACTGGTTGCAGTCGAGTGGGAACCCTATGCTTGCCAGATCTTGCGAGAGCGAGTCGCCGATGGATGGTTCCCCGGAATGCACGTGTGGGAAGGGGATGTCCAGTTGTTCGATCCATCCGAATACACCGGACGCGTGGATTGCATCCATGCAGGTTTCCCTTGCCAAGACATTAGCGTTGCTGGAAAGCAGGCAGGAATTGCTGAAGGAACCCGGTCGGGGCTTTACCGCGAAGTCCTGCGAATTGCTGGCATTGTTAGACCGCCCTACATCTTCCTGGAGAACGTGGCCGCTATTACCTCAAAAGGTCTTGACCAAGTTCTCAAAGACCTGGCCGAAATGGGGTATGACTCAAAATGGGCTTGCCTACGCGCATCCGATGTCGGAGCGCCGCATCATCGCGACAGGTGGTGGTGTCTGGCGCAGTCCATCAGCGAACGAACCGGGAGTATCTGCCGAGAGGCTGATTCCGATAGAGGGTGGAATACTCGGCGGGATGAACCGACACTTCGACAAGCACACAGAGAGAATGGCTCAAGTGGGACTGACACAACAAGTTCAACTTCGGGCGATGTGGTCGACACCAGACGTGAGGGGATACTCCAACGAGGGTTCGATGTCGATGCTCCCGAAAAAGTGCAGTTCAAGGGAGGAGTTCGTGGGGATGTGTTATCGGGCGGGAGCAACGAAGAAGGAACAGATGTGGCCGACACCGAATGCGTCGGACAACAGGGACAGGGGGAACATGTCAGACCCTGCGGTTCAAAGGCGCATCAAGATCGGGAAGCAACTCGGACTGTCAACTGTGGTGAAAAATGGCCCGGCTACTGGGACATTGAACCCGACGTGGGTCGAGTGGCTCATGGGGTTCCCAATCGGGTTCAGCGCCTCGAGGGATTGGGTAACGCCCAAGTCCCGCTCCAGGCGGCAGTCGCCTTCCACATCCTCTACACTTCCTGAGTGGTTGAAATGATGCGTGACGAATCCCACCTCTTCCCCTATCAGAGGAAGGCAATCAACCACCAGTGCACTCACCCGCAGTCGATGCTCTGGCTCGATATGGGCATCGGAAAGACGGTGATCACCTTGTCGTCTATCAAGTACCTGCTGGGTGTGCGCTACCTGAAGGCGATCCTCGTTGTCGCGCCGATCCGCGTCTGCCGCCTGGTCTGGCGGCAGGAGGCGAAGAAGTGGTCGCACCTGCAAGACCTGACCTTCAGCATGATCACCGGCACCAAGGATCAGCGTGCACGTGCGCTCATGCAGAAGGCCGACATCTATCTGGTCAACTACGAGAACCTGAAGTGGCTGGCCGAGGCACTGCAGACCTACTACATCTCGAAGGGCAACCCGCTGCCGTTCGACGGTGTCGTCTATGACGAGGTGACCAAGACCAAGAACAGCACCACCAACCGGGTCAGGGCACTGGAGAAGGTGATCCCCTACTTCAACTGGACGACCGGCCTGACCGGCACCCCGGCCAGCAACGGCTACAAAGACCTCCATGGGCAGTATCTGGTGGTCGATGGGGGTCTGCGCCTCGGCACCTCGAAGTCGGCCTTCAAGAGCCGCTTCTACAAGAAAAACGGGTTCAAGGAAATCGCCTACGACAACGCCGAGGAGCAGATCAAGACCCTGATCGGCGACATCACCATGGAGATGTCGGCGGCTGACTACAACCCGCTGCCCGACATGATCATCAACGAGGTCGAGGTCGAGATGGAACCTGACGTTCGTGCCCAATACGAGCAGCTGGAGAAGGAATACTTCTTCAAGCTGGACAACGGCACCGAGGTCGAGGTCTTCAACGCCGCCAGCCTGACCAACAAGTGCCTCGCCGAAGGAACTGAAGTTCTAACCTTCAAGGGATGGAAGCGGATTGAAACTCTAACTGACAAAGACCTTGTTTGGGACGGTGTTGATTGGGTAAGTATCTCCGGTATTGTGTATAATGGTTATATGCCTGTGATCGATTGTTGGGGTGTCAGTATGACCCCAGATCACAAGGTACTTACCAATGATGGCTGGGTTAACGCGGAGAATGTAACCAATGAGCAATCCGGCAAAAGACATATTAGGGCAGCGGTTCGGACACCTTTTAGTGCTTGCGAGAGAGGGGAGCAAGGTAACGTCTGGGACATCAGCCAAAGCGTTGTGGAGAGTCCGTTGCGATTGCGGAAAGGAATTTGTTATTCCGGGGCAGTCATTGCGGAGCAAGAACAGACCAAAACCAAAATCATGCGGGTGTTTTCACGGGGAGACAATCGCAACTCACAACATGACGAATACTCGCCAATGGGTGATCTGGCGCAATATGCGGTCGCGCTGCAACTCGCCATCGGACAAAGATTGGTCAAATTACGGAGCGCGTGGAATCAAGGTTTATCCAGCGTGGGACAGTTCATTCGAGAAGTTCTGGGCAGACATGGGGTCGTCGTACCAAGACCATCTGACGCTGGAACGCAAGGATGTAAACGGCAATTACTCAAAGGAGAATTGCCAGTGGGCGAACCGTCGCAGGCAGGCAAACAACACTCGCAACAGTGTCTTGATTCAAACACCAATTGGGAAGATCACCATTACTCAAGCAGCACGTCGGTACAACCTGAAGTCGATTACGGTTCGCAAGAGGAAGGAGCGGGGTTGGTCGGACGAGGATGCAATAAGGCCCACGTCTTCGACATAATCAACGCTGGCCCTCGTCATCGATTCACTGTCCGTGGCAAAAACAGTGAAGTGTTCATTGCACATAATTGCCTCCAGTTCAGCAATGGTGCCGTCTATCCGGTACCCGGGATGCCCCTCTGGGAACCCGTCCACGATCTCAAACTGGACGCGCTGGAGGAGATCATCGACGAGGCCCAAGGTCAGCCGATCCTGTGCAGCTATGCTTACCGTAGCGATGCCGAGCGGATCATGGAGAAGTTCAAGGAACTGCGCCCGATCAACCTGACCAACTGCAAGTCCGAGAAGGCTCTGAACGATGCCATGGCCCGCTGGAAGAGCGGCGACTGCCGCCTGATGATCGGTCACCCGGCCAGCATGGGACATGGTATCGACGGGCTGCAGCAGAACGGCCACATCCTCGTCTGGTACGGGCTGAACTGGTCGCTCGATCTGGTCGACCAGTTCAATGCCCGCATCCGGCGGCAGGGACAGGGCGCGCCGGTCATCTGCCACCGCATCCTGTGCCGGGATACCCTCGATCAGGCGCAGGCTCTGGCCCTCGATGCCAAGGCCGACACGCAGGCTTCGCTCCGCAAGGCAATCAAGGAGTACCGCATTCAAAAAGAAAAGCTTGCAGGAA